ATGGTGAAAGCCATCGTGGGTTCGAATCCTACCACTTCCGTTGCTACTTGCGCTGGAGCTGATAATCCAGAATGCCGTAGCAAGATAGAGGGTAAGCCTCTGTTATATCCTTGAGGTATATTACGCTTACTCCATCAACGGTGTGTAGCGCAGCTTGGTAGCGCAACTGCTTTGGGAGCAGAAGGTCGCAGGTTCAAATCCTGCCACGCCGATTCTTCTTTTAGGAGACATTAATGATTTCGCAACTGGTTATTTACACAAGAGATAACTGTGAATATTGTCGTAAGCTCAAGGTCATCCTTGATAGTTTTACTGTCAAATACACGCAGTATAAACTGGATGTTGACTTCAATAGGGAAGCATTCTATAATAAGTTTGGTGAAGGTGCTACTTTTCCTCGTGTGACTCTTGATGGTCATCTGATGGGAGGATGTAATGAAACCATCGAATATTTAACTAGTATCGGTTGCCTACAAGAAGAAAAAGACATGGAGTGTATGGTATGAAAACGATTACAGAAGAAACTTTTTGCCACGACTTTGATGAGATTATGGATGCTGTGATGCTCAATAAAGAAAGTTTTATTATTACGACTGCTAATGGTTCTGATGTTATGCTTCTTCCATATTCATACTATGAGCGAATACAAGGGGAATTAACTCAGTTGGTAGAGTAGCGCCTTTGCAAGGCGAATGTCAGCGGTTCGAGTCCGCTATTCTCCATATTTACGGGGGTGTAGCTCAATTGGCAGAGCGGAAAGCTTATACCTTTCGTATACGGCAGATTACCGTGCGGTTGGGGGTTCGAGTCCCTCCGCCCCTATATAAACAAACACATGAGGTTATTATGGGTTACGAAACACTTACTGAATTTGAGCGAGCCCTTGCTAGATTCGGTGACAAAGTAGAACTTATCGTTGGTTTAGAAGTTGGTGGTAAAATGAATGCTGATGAAGCATACAAAGAGATTAAAGACATGATGAAGGAACTAAAAAAACTTCGCAAGCAGCATATCAAATCTGGTAAAGACCTCGACAATTTTGAACTATGATTTCACAAGGATTAGTTGAAACTGAACACGAAGACCCTGGATTTGAGATTACTCATCTATCATTCAGGAGACGGGAATCTTCTCACCTCTATGGTGGTCCCGTACATTACTACATTGGCAATATTGTATTCCGTTTGACTAACGAGGATGCCAAAGGTCGCATGGAATATATCATGGCAAAGAATGAGCGAGTTCGTGTAGCACCAGATGAAGAGTTACATGAAAAGTATTATGATGGTCTTCATTTCAAGTTTGATACAGAAGAAAGGGAAGAAGATGCTGTGAAAGATGAAGATGGACAAAAGTTTTATCCATTAGAAATCATCAACAAACATGGCATCAAAGATGAAGATGTATTCATTTGGGGATACCGTCGTAACATGGATCCACTTCACGATTTCATTCAATACAATGAGAAGTTTGATTGTTACCGAATGCACGAATACTTCCAAGACACCCCAGTAGTTCGTGGTATAATCCAGTATCTACAAGACATGAAAGATGGTAAACCCAATCCGAGTCGTACAGTCTATCACGAACAGTTCCTCGCAACGCTCACAAATCTCTGTTGGTGGTGGGACTAGAATCTGTTCCAAGTGCCACACCGAGCAACCCCTTGACAAGGACCACTACCAAGTGGTAAAATACTTTCGCACAGGATTCTCCTACTACTGTAATGAGTGTAACAAACCCAAACCGCGTGAAGACCATTCTTGATCGTTTCCCTTATCGCTACGTTCAAGCAGGCATCCTGGAGATTAACGGCAAACCAGATTATCGAATTCAGAAGATGTGTTCGTTTACTGGTCGTTACCGTGACATGTATCTCTGTGATAACGAAATGCAGTTTATGACAGCGATTGAGGATTTTGAGTATACTAAGTGGCTTGACCCAGATACAGTTCCATGCTATATTAAAGGAGATGACGATGATGAAGATGAATGACTCAGTAAAGTATCAACTTGAGCGAGCAGAAGATGCTCTACGCACAGCACTTAAGTTTGCTGATAAAGAAAGTGTTTATGTAATCTCTGCGATTTCTAAAGCATTGATTGAAATTGACAATACGATGTTTGCTGAGCGCATTGAAGCAGCTGCTAAAGAAAGGGGCGGTTCCGCAGTGGAAGGTTTGATTTCTATTGACAAAACCAAAAGAGAAGATGGCAAAGTACAATATGATTTTAAGTATGCCAGCACTCCTGTAAAGTTTAATGAGCATATGAATGTATTTGCTCCTTATACATATTATACAGAGTCACGGACGGACTATAACAGTACTGGTGGAGTCAATGTTACCCTTTGAATGCTTAGGTATGAATCCTGTTAAGATGAGAATTGTTGAAAAACTTGACAACGATGATGAAGTTATTACTTACTTCGATGTTTTGGAAGTGGAAGACAAATATTATTATGTCTATAATGAAGTAAACCACGGACCTTTCGACGATTTTGAAAAAGCAGTAGAAGCTGCATACGAGGATTTGATTCCTCAACCTGTCTCGGAATGACACTAAACTTGCCCTGGTCGGGTGAAGTCCCCCTTCATGAGTTTCCAGTTTCTCTCAAAAACTGGTGGTGCGGATGGGGTTACTCCCGCCCAGTTTCCTGCCTCTGGTCAAAGGGCAGGTGGCGAGCCGAGCAACGGGGGGATTGACAACCCCCACTTCCCTCATATATAATATGGGGGTCAACGCGGGATGGAACAGTCTGGTAGTTCAGCGGTCTCATAAGCCGCAGGTCGTGGGTTCAAATCCCACTCCCGCCCCCACGTCGCTGTGGCGGAATTGGTAGACGCGCTGGGTTTAGGTTCCAGTGTTTTTAACGTGAAGGTTCAAGTCCTTTCAGCGACATTGGTAGTCGTTAGGCAGATAGCCTAGAAAGACGCCAACTATCTGGCCAGGTAGTATTAAGTTAGCCTAGTCCGAGATTGGCACGGTCGTTATGATATGCTCAAACAGATTGCCTTTCGCAATCAAGCCTCTATCACGCAATCAAAGGCATGAAAAACTGGAGATTGCAACCCAATATGTTGGGTTTGCTCAAAACTACATGGTATCGTAGCAGATACATAGTGTAGCAGAGAGCATCTGCGGGGTTAGTTCAGCGGTAGAACGCTATCCTTCCAAGTTAGATGTCGTCGGTTCGATTCCGATACCCCGCTCTTATCCTTGAGGATAAATAACATGTCACTTATTTCACAAAGAGACAGAGAAGTTGCCATAGCAGCTCTTGAAAAATATGTTGCCGACGCAGAGAATACTGAGTATTATCTGGGCACACCAAATCATTCGTCATTTGAAATCAATGCCCTTCTCAACTGGATTAGACTTGAATATTTCAAACATGAAAATTAATCTATGGTATTGTGCTATTGTAAAGCAATGGCGCTGGTCTCTTACCGATAACCATCGCCCAATGGTTAGACAAGAAAGTGGTCAACAACCACATCTACGTGATGCTATGAATGACATAGCAAATACTGTAGAATACATGATGGATTGTAAGCAATCCTGATTTCATTCCCTTATAGCTCAATTGGCAGAGCACGGAGCTGTTAACTCTGGGGTTCCTGGTTCGAGTCCAGGTGGGGGAGTTGCTACTTGCGCTGGAGCTGATAATCCAGAATGCCGTAGCGAGATAGAGGGTAAGCCTCTGTTACATCCTTGAGGTGTATTACGCTTACTCCATCTAAACTCTTATAAATAAACACTAAAGGTCGAACATCATGACTAACTTCAGCAAGCAAATTGAGATTTTTATGGAAAGCGATTGCCGTTATTGGCATATTGCTCAGGCCCCCGTGCTTGCTCATAAGTGGAAACGATGACCGACATCTGACACATAAGCAAGATTTATCAGGGGGGCAGTTGACAAAACCGCCCCCCTATTTTATTGTAGATACATCGGTGGGAGACCCACCAGCACCTTGACAATTTAACTCTTGGGTCTGTAACTCAACGGTAGAGTAACTGGCTTTTAACCAGCAAGTTGTGGGTTCGAATCCCGCCAGACCCATATGAGAGAGTGGCTACTGTTGGCAATACGTGTGGCTGCGGTCTGTAAAACCGTTACATAAGAACCATCGGGGGTTCAATTCCCTCCTCTCTCACCTTGACCCATTAGTCTAGCGGTCTATGACGCCACCCTGTCACGGTGGAGATCACGGGTTCGAATCCCGTATGGGTCGTTGAGAGTCAGTATTCTAACTCTCACGCATTTCTTAGAGTTTGCCAGTGTGTAGAGAAATGTTGTAGCAACAACTGGAATTGGGGAGGGATTTCTAACCACCATCGGATGATGGCAGGATTCATAAGGCTACGAAGCGTAATCCGTAAGCAACTTCGTGTGGGATACCCCTCCCATCTGGTCCCATCGTCTAGTCGGCCTAGGACAACACTCTTTCACAGTGTAGACACGGGTTCGAATCCCGTTGGGACTATCTCGGGGAGTAGCTCAGTTGGTAGAGCACATGTCTGAAGAACATGGTGTCGGTGGTTCAACTCCACCCTCTTCGACCTTGGAACCGTAGCTCAGTGGTAGAGCACTCGGCTGATAACCGAGCGGTCACAAGTTCAAATCTTGTCGGTTCCACTTGGGAGAGCACCTTGGATGGTGGGTACGACGGTATCAGAGACGGTTCGATTCCGTTCATTGGCAATGGTGGTTCGATTCCACCCTCTCCCAACTTGGCAGTATAGCTCAGTCTGGCAGAGCACGGGTCTCATATTCCTATGGTCGGTAGTTCAAATCTACCTACTGCCTTGTGTCGTTAGTCTAATGGTAAGACAGGAGATTGTGGTTCTCTACATGAGGGTTCGATTCCCTCACGACACCCCGCCCCTATAGCTCAGTGGTAGAGCAACTCACTAGTAATGAGTAGGTCGTTGGTTCAAATCCGACTGAGGGCTTCTGAGGTCGCCAAGCGGTAAGGCAGCGGGTTTTGGTCCCGCCATTCGTGGGTTCGAATCCTACCCTCAGAACCAGTTGGGTTGGTCTAACGGTAAGATGCAGGTCTCCAAAACCTTGCGATGGGAGTTCGAATCTCTCACCCTTCGCCTACTCTCTTAGCTCAGTGGATATAGAGCACTTGACTACGGATCAAGGTGTCGTAGGTTCGAATCCTACAGAGAGTGTTTGGTATTGAATGTTACAATCTCAATATCATATATAAAATACGTTCATCCCTATGGGACGGAAGTAAGTCGCGGAACGGAACGTTCATTCGCTATAGCGAACGCAAACGACCGAAGGAACGCTCTTTAACCTAAACCATTAAGGAGAAAACCTAATGTCACAAGCAACTTATCGTGGTTGTCAGTATAATACTGATACCGCCAAGCAAGAATATCAACGCTGGTATTTGCAAACTCACGCACCAGCTCACCCAACCAATAAATATCGTGGTGTTGAGTATCGCCCTTGTAATAATAACAAGGAGGTAACACAATGAATTGGTTACTAGTTATTCGCAAACAAATTGAAAAGCAAAGAAAACTTCAAGAAGCTCAATATCATATGGCAACTCTTGGATAATTTTAAAGGGGGCATATGCCCCCTTTTTTTAATCTCTTTGTCTCCAGTCTTCTGGTTTGTCTCTACCTTCAGAGAAGAAATCAACGATGTCATCTACAGAATCAAATCTTCTGACACCAAATCTTTCGTTACCCAATCCACCGATATCAAGTTGATTTAGAAAATCATCCATGTCACCATCTTGCATGTCTGGATTTTCTGCCTTCCGTCTTGCTTGACGAAGCATTGTGCCAGCAGTGCGATTTGCTTTAGCTAGTTTTTCTGCCCAAATCATATCTTCTAAACCTACCGCTTCGTGTAAGATAATCTTTCTGCAGATTTCTTCTAAGCGTAGACGATATTGTGTAGAGAGCATATGTAGTCTCCATATAGGGTTATTTAGCATTAATCATTGATTCCAAATCATTGATTCTACTGAACTCTTCGTATGCTCGCTCAGACCTTTCGGATAGAATATCAGAAATATCATCAAGGATTACATCATTGTCAATGTATTCATCCAGATATTTGTCTAACGCTTCTTTTAGATAGCGTTTACGGTGCCACTCGGGTGAATATGGTTTGTAGTGTGTCATGACAAAACAGATATATGTGGCTAATTATAAGATATATATGTAAATTTGTCAAGAGGGATATGCGTGAGTCAATCCCCAAACAATAAAAAGACCAATAGAACCAAACAAACAAATACTACTAAGAATTAAACGAGTCATAATTGGTGCTCGACATACTCGTGATACATTTTTTTGATATCTTTATCTACATCAGTTAAACTATTCAAGGGAGCTTTGTATCCTTGACTAATAAGATAATCTATGAACTCATAAACATTTGCTTTGATTGGCAGACCTAATCTAACAAAAGACGACAAAAGGAAATGTCTTTTTTGCCACTTGTCATTCTTCTCTCTCCAATCATATGGACTAGTGCTTATGTGATTCATCTTTCATTTCCTCGTTTGCTAGTTTGAGAATGTAATAGATGATATAAACAGTGCCTGCTAATCCGATACCAAGAATAGTGATAACTCCCCAAGGTAAGTTACTCATGTTCATCCTCGTAAGTAGATGGTTCTTCAAATAACTCATCCATCTTTTGTTGGTAAACTCTTTCTCTTAGTTCTTGTAAATCTTCTTCCGTTAAAACAATCATTTGTCTTTTAATAATTCTTCTACTCTTTTACGCATGTTTGTGCTATCTTGCTTGAGATAATCTCTCAAAGAATAACCACGCTGCCCTTTCATAATACATGTTCCTTGATAGAACATGGTGGCAGCAAACACTAGAAGGGATGCTATTCCTATTATTTCAGGGTAATGTTGAGCCATGGTAGTAGTGGGGGAATTACTCCAATAAGTCGAAGCAAACCTTCAGCAAAAAGAGACAAAACAACCCAGCCAACACACATTGAGATAATTGAAGCATTACGATTATGTTGTCGTATTGCATCATCTATCATCTCCTTCACTTCTTCTTTGGTTACTTGTGTCATGAATTTTAGCGATACCAATAATGGGAAACATAACAAGGGCAAAGCATAGGATGCCCAAACTGATAGGGTTATTTAAGATTTCAACTATTATGTGAGTCATTTTTCTTTACATGGATGTAACACTCAAGTGGTTTTTGTGTCTCTGCGTCAAAGTTTTGATCTAAGTAAACACAAAGTTTCTCAATGATTTTTAGATATTCATCATGCATCCATTCGCTACCAGTTTCGTGATAGGCATAGTGCTTACATGCTGTGATAATTCGATTGACATCTCTGCTTGATAGGTTATACATATGGTTACTCTCTATACATTATTATGTCGCCATGTTGTCTGTGAAAATCAAGGTGCTTTTTGCCCCAAGGTATCACCCTCCATTCAGTTTTTCCATTCCAAAGTAAAAGGCAGATGTGAATGTATCTCATACACATGTAGTATAACGAGCTATTTAGATGAGTCAATATACTTATTAAGATTTGCTGACAAACGGGGGCTTGACAGGGGCGCTGGGATGCTATATACTATGTAAAGATTTACAACAGAATGTAACATGACTGTAACAACGAATGATCGTGGTCAACAGAACATGTGGGCAAAGGAGCCCACTATGGTTTACCAAGAATACAATCGCAAGGGTCTTCTGACTCCTATGCAAACTACGGAGATGTACAATGGACGCTGGGCAATGGTCGGTATTATTGCTGGTGCTATTTCTTATGCTCTCACTGGTAAACTCTTCTTCGGAGTCTTCTGATGACTGAAGTAATCTTTACTTTTACTGCGGTTGCTTTTTTCGTAACCCTGTGCTATGCTGTAGAACAACTCGCTGAAACTTATTAAGGAGAACTACTATGAAATTCGGATTCACCCCTGAGGCAGAGATCCTCAACGCTCGTCTGGCAATGCTCGGTTTCGTCATTGCTGTTGGAACATACGCTACTACTGGTCAGATTATTCCTGGCATTTGGTGATAACTTGACAAAATAAAATATCTTTGATAAGATGTAAGCAATTGCTTACATCTTTTTTTTAATGTCAGACTCATATGTTAATCAAAATTATGTCATAGATGAGTTGTTTCCTTGTCCAATATTGATAGTTGATGATTGCTGTAATCATCTTTTGGCAGATTTGGAAACATCTTGTAAAAAAGAAGTTGAAGAATATTCATTTAAAAACAATATTCTCTACGTTGATTCAACTCATACTTCATTTAAAAAATTAAATACATATCCATTTGATTCTTTGGGAGAATATATAAACCATTATTCTTTAATAATGCTTGGTGCTCAAGGATATAATATCAATGATGATACAAAATTAAGTATTGATATGTGGTGTAATGTATGTGAAAAAGAAAGTTTCCTATTTCCACACACACATTCAGGATCTATGTTATCTGGAGTTTTTTATGTAAAAACAAGTCAAGAAGATTCTATAATATTTTACAATACACAAAAATTGATTAGCAATATTTATAAAGCAAATAGTCCCACTAGAATTTCTTGTTCACAGACAACTTATAAATGTTTTCCTGGAACATTATTGATTTGGAATAGTGATTTATTACATGGAAATCCTAGAAGAGGATCGGAAGAAGAAAAAATCGCAATATCTTTTAATATATCATTCAACTAATTATTATTTTGATTGATAAATTATTCTTCGTGGAAATGTCAACCCAGATGAAGGTCTTGGTGTTGCCGTAGCATCTGGAGTAACGTAACCTGTAGTTTTTCTTAGTGTTTTTGGGAATAAAACATATGGTTGAGTTCTAGCATCAACCGCAGTGTAAGATCTATCAATCTGAGAATATCTTAGGGTGATAGTTCCTGTCATGATAGAAGAGTTTTGTGAAATATAATAATAAGTTCCAGGAGCAACGTTAGTGGTGTCCCAAATGATACTGCCTGATGTTGCTCCATTATTTGTAATGCCAGTTGTCACTACGTTACCAGTTCCAATAATTTGTAATGTTTTAATCCAAAATGGTTGACCAGGAGTGTTTACCGAAAACTCCATGATCTCACCAACTCTCACAT